AAAAACTCCCAACCTTTCGTACTCCAAATTTCCGGCTCCTTTAATACATCTTGGCGATAATACTCCCAATCGTCCCGTTGTTCCGTGTTTTGGAATTGATAGTTGAACGCCGGGTTACGACCGTCGAAAATACGGCTCAACTTATCAAAACAAATGCCCGTTACCTCGTTGGTACGAACGGGGTAACGGAACAATGTTTTGAAGATTTTGAATTTATCGTGCGGGATAAGATTTTGAACCCATGCCAAAAAATCGGTCGTGGGTAAACACATTAAGGGCGTTACGTTGGTTTGGGCGTGAAATTTAATGCGGTTTTGATGTATGACCGCTTTATTTATCGTCGCCTTTTTCCTCGGTTCCGTTATTTCCTTTCTTATGCGTTTTATATCTAATCCCATTTTCTTTGCTAAATTCAAAAGGTGTTTTTTCGGGCAACTGCCAACCGCCATTGTTAGGCATCCGCAACAGGCGTTCGGCGTGGTTAATCTCAAATTCTTCGGTCGTGTTAAGGGTCGGACACTCCAACACGACCTTTGTAACTTTCGCCGTCATTACGCTTATGCGGTTTTCAAATCCGTAAGCGGGTTAAACGTCGGGGCAACAATCGCCAAATCGTCCGACCAATTCGGCAAAAACGACCATTGTATTGCGTTGCTGTCCGGGGCTTCCAATCCGCCCAACGTCTTATCGCCGATAAACAACGAACGTATCGGTATCGGGTAAAATGTACCCTCCGTTGTGGCGTCCTTAATGGCTCCAATTGCGCCGTTTTCGTCGAAAATGAAGATACCCAAATTGTCGCCCCAACTTTCGCATTGCATTTCCTTTAATGCCTTGACAACCGCCTGCGGGGCTTTGCGGATAACTCCGGTAAACGGGGTTGGTTCACGTCCAATAATCTCTTCGACGCCTCCTAACGTTTCGTTACCGCCTCCAAAGGTGCGGGCGGCCCCCGCCTCGGCGGTCGGGGCTTGGATATACGGCGAAACAACTATTTTCGTGCTATCCGCCGCCGATAATAGGGGCGTCCATGACGCTAACGCCGTAATCGCTTTTTCACTCGTAAAACTGTTTTTGCTTCCGTTGTCTTTCATAAGACGTTGAAAGGCCACTTTCTGAACCTGTCCGAAACTTTCCGAACACGTAATTGCGGGTACATCGGGCAACGCCGTCCCCGCCGGACATTTACAAATCATACCTCTTTGTTTTTAACGTTAAAAATATTGTTACTTTCTCCGGGGCTGTCCCTTTGCCCCCTCGTTTCGATTACAAAGTTATAAACTTTTTCCCGGATAATCTTGCATATCTCAAAAATATTGCTAATTGCGCCGTCTTACGCCTCGGTTTGCGTGTGCGTATGGCTGTATATTGCCGTCCACAATCTCCTTTTCATATATCCCGGTCAATCCGTCCTCCGGGTCGTCGTGCGTATTGGCTCCGAAATTGCGCAAAAATCCGGTTACATGGTCGTAAACGGCTTTGTACCGGGTTTCCCAACCGAACGGCATAATTATATGTTGATTAACCATTGCGGACGCTGTTATTATCCGGCTTTCCTTGTTGCCCCCTTGATAAAACGGGTCGGTAATCGCCCGGACTTTCTTTTTGATAACCTTTTCGTAACCCGCACCACCGTTGTTGCTCTCAACCCACGCTTTTTGCGTCCCGTTCCGGTTAATCATCGCCGGGACGGTTACGGTTGTAACGTCCGTATTTTCGTCCGTCATTTCCATATCTGTAATAAGGGCAAACAATATCGGCTCCATGCGCTTTGTTTTCTCGTTGAAAAACAGATTGTCGGACTTATACACGTCATACGTTGCGGCAAACAACAGGTCGTCGCCCTCGTCGGCAACGTCAATGTATGCGCCGGAACGAATGTACGTGCCGTAATCGGATTTTTCGACCCACGTTTTGAAAGGTTGGTACAATCGACCCTCGGCGGAACCGGGGTTGCCTTGATACAGGCATTGAAATTGCACCGGGTCTAATGCCTTTTGCGCTTCCAACTTTTGCTTACTGTGTCGGCTTTCCCATAATGCCGCCCCCGGTTCCCGTGGGTCTATCTCGGTCGGTTCCCCGGTTTTCAACCCCTCAAAGTTTATGCGCACCCACGCCCCCGGCGTTACGTTCTCCAAATCCGCCCAACACTTAACATCAATAATCGTTTCGCCGCTCTTTTCAATGCGCCCGATCAAATCGTCGTCGTGCCAACGGGTAAATACAATCAATTCTTGACTATCATTGTGTAAACGGGTGCGTACAACGGTCGTGTACCATTTCCACGCCGCCGCCCGTACTATCGGGCTGTTACCCTCGGCGTAATCTTTATACACGTCGTCCAATATCGAAACGTCCACGGTTTTAGACGTCAGCGAACCGCCACGACCGACGACACGCAACGACCCCTTACGCCCGACCATCTCGATAACATCGGAATTGCGCAAATAGGTATTCGCCATTGTTACGACGTTCGACCCATTTAAGTACGTGCCGGGGAATAATTCACGATACCGGGGCGTGTCGATTATTCGTTGAACGTCCCGGTTAAAATCCCGTGCGATTGTCGCCGCATACGAACCGATACATATTTTGCGGTCGGGGTCTAACCCCAACATAAATGCGGGTAATTTGCGGCTTGACCCCTCCGATTTGCCATGTTGCGGCGGCTGTTGTACAATCATCCTTCGTATTTTGCCATGCGCAAACATATCCAACAGGGTATAATATACAACATGAAACGGTTCCAATACCAAATCCGGTTGCATATACCGGGCAAAGTTGATAAGACGTTTACGGGCGGCGGCTCGCACCAATTCGCCGGGGTCTGCCTTGATTGCCTCGTACATCTTCAATAATTCCTCGTTGCTCATGGTCGTACAATTTTATCGGGTGTAACTATCAATTCGCCGGGCTTTTTCGGTATCCAATTCAAACACGCCGTTTTGCTCCTTATCCGGGAACGGTTCGGGGTAAACGGACAACGGCAACAAATCGGCAATCTATTTGCAAAATCTAAATTCTCATGGTCGAAATACCAAACACCGTGTCCGCAATCCCCGCAATAATGGTTCGTTTTGGTTACAACCTGTTTAACAACATTCATTCGCTTTGCCATTATTGCGCCCCTCCTTTCTCGGCGATTGTCTTTTGAAATTCGGCGGACTGCAATTTGTCGGCGACGGCAAACAACAGGTCGTCCGGGATTGCCTTAACATCGTATTTCGGTTTATCGTCGTCCGTCCCGGCGTTGTATCCGGGTATCTCGATTTTAACGGGTGCATCAAATCCCAACATCTTTGCCCGGCGTTGTTGAATGTTCAACAGCAAGTCCAAAAACCGGGGATTGCCCGCCGACGTTTCAACGGTCGTTTCGTCATACCCGTAATATTCCGGGTCGCCGTCGGTCGCATCCGTTTTGATAGGATGCCCCCGGTTGGTTTTCTCTTTGGTGCGCTGCTTTCCGGTTTTGGATACCTCCCACGCCTCCCACGCTTGTTGCTCCATTTTATCCAACTTGCGCAATTCCTGCGTAACATATTCGTCGATTGTTTCCAACCGTTCCCGCTTCCATTCGATAAGGCATTGTTGCAAATCGTAATAAACCATTTGAAAGGTTATTGTATAACCCATTCCACGGGCGGACAAATCCCGGTTCAATGCGTCCGCAATTTCCCGGTACGAATAACCACGCAAAAATAAATCGGCACAAAACCGAATGTCATAAATTCGTTGTTCCTCGGAACGTTTGTTGTAGCCTAATGGCTTCTTTCTCTTTTTCATCGTAAAACCTCCTTAATCGTCAAATCGTATTCCCACACATACCCGCCCGCCGTTTTATACACTCCTTTACAACATCGGGTAATTGTTATATTTTTTATTCCCGTTTTTCTTTCCGCTTCCCTTATAGATTTATACCGGGCAATTTCGTTTCAAATGTTTTTCGATTGCAAGTTATTTGCACGGAATTTCCATTTTAAGAGGCTTTTTTGTCTTATCCAATACTTTCTATATCTCGGCGGTTATCTTTTAACCACGGGGCAAATTTACGGCTTTTCCGCCGCATTGCCAACCGTTTGTTCTCTCTCACATATAAACGGCAAAACCCCGGCTTTGTTTTCCGGGGCTTTCGCCTGTTATCTGCTTGCTTCAACCACGGCGTCCGGGTACTCTTTGCAAGCCGCTAAATACTTTTCCAACCACGGGACAAAATTTTTGTATGTCCCCCAACCGTTAGGGCTGTTGAATTGCTCGTAATATTTCGGTCGGGCTTTCATATCCGCAATTGCCTTTTCCAATGGTTCAATCAATTGTTCGGCGGTCGTTATTCCGTTTTCCTCCGGTCGCCATACAATCTCATATATTCCGGCGGCATTTGCCATTTCCCCCAAATTATGCGTAATGTTCGCATCATATACGGAATAATTCGGGAAATAATGTTGTCCGCACTCACTACAAACACTTTGTTCGTCTGCTTTCCTGTTTAATGATACATCTAAACTCATCTAATACCTCCTTTCGTATTTACCGCACGAACAACGAAAATGCGGTTGGGTTCCACGGGGGTTGGTGTATTCCGTTCCCCTTTTATCATCTTCAACGCCAAACATACCGGGGCGGGTTTCCCATTAACCGGAAATTCCGGGTTGAAATATCGACACGTCCCGCATATCTTTTCGGGCTTCGATTGTCCGTGGCAATTACTCTTTCCCATTGTTGCCCCCTTTCCTTTTGTTCTTTGCCCGGCGTTTATCCCGTGGGTTCCTTTTCGGCATTTCGACCCGGTGTATTTCTACTTTGGAACCGGGGAACATCTTGCCGAAAAATTCCGCCATTGCTCGCACCTCCTTTGGGACGTCGAACGCCTCCGGCTTCTTATGCTCCGGGCAAATCCCCCGAACCGGGCAATTGTCGCAATCCTCATTCCGCACAACCTCGCCCGGCTTATCGGCTTCTTTGAACCCGTGCCAATTGTCCCTCCGTGCGGACGCTTCGGCGAAATTCTCCATTGCTTCAACTGCGACTTTCGCCAATATGTAATCCGGGGTATCGTTAAAATGCGCCTCCAAAGAATTACGGTTGATAACCTCGGCAATCTCTTTCAAAAATTTTTCTCTTTTGTTCATCGCTTTATTGATTTTTGGGTTTGTACTCTTGGCACGGCATAACGCCGCACGATTGTTCGCATTTGAACGCCTCGCAATAACCGTTCCCGTTGACGTCCTCGTTTGTAAAGTTGGCGCAATTCCCGCATCCCTTATCGCCGGGTTCTTTCGGTACGCTTACGCCTTTCGGCTCAAACTCCCGGTTAAACTCTCTTTCCGGGCGGGTTGTCAATCGTCCGTCCGGTTCCCGGACAATGTAGTACGTTTCCGGGGCGTCAATGAAAATGCCGTTGCCGTCCGTGAACGAATAAAACGCCCGCCCGTTTGGGGTTCTCGGTATCGTCATGGTTCCGCCTCCGGTAAATCTCAACAGGTCGTCCAAATTGTCCCGGCGTACCTGTATTGCGTCAACTTCTAACAACGTGCGGCAATATCGGGTTCCCGCCGTGGCGTCCGGCTCAACTAACCGGGTGCGGATTTGTTCCGGGTATTCCGTCGGGTCGTACTCGACGTTGAAAACAACGGCGGCGTCTAACGTGTGGGTAACTAACAAGCGTTTTCCCAATCGTCCGGCGACTGCCTGTTTTAGTGCTTCAATTGCGTTTCCCTGTATCTCGGTTGTGTCAACCGTGATTTCGTAACGGTCGGGTTTTTCCTCGACCTCCGGTTGGCTTTTGGCAATATCGCCAATCATAACCAACAATTCCGCATCAAACGGGTTTAACTTACTTTCTGTCATCGCTCTAATTTTTTATTCGTTCTTACTGTTTTCGGATATACCAACCGCCAAAATATCGTTTTTCGGTCGGTTCTGTTGTACTTATCGCATTGCAAGTGCGCCCCGTTGCAAACGTCCCGGTCTATCTTGCAATGGACGCACCGTTGGCAAAACAGGGTTCCGGGGTCGTCTGCTAACCTTTGGGCGGCTTTCGTCCATAACTCGGCAATAATAACCATGCCTTTGTAAATGGCACGTTCGCCGGGCTTGTACTCCCTTTTCGGGTCGAACGGTTCGGGTTGCTTAACTCTCATTCTTTGCCCGCTTCGTTTACATAGTCAAACAATGCGTCCAAATCGTCCTTTGCGCCTTTTACGCAAATTCGTACCCTATCGCCCCCGGCTAATGCGATTTCGACAACCTCACAATTATACCGGGGAGCGTTTATCTGTATCATTGCCGCCGTGGTATTCGTTACAAACTCGTTTCTTTCTTCCATGCTCTCGGATTTTTGAAGTAAATTAAATGCCTCCGTTGGTTCGTTCTCGCTTTGACACGCCCCCAACAAAAGCGTTGCCAAAGATAACAATAAAATCTTTGCTTTCATCGTTTTACCTTTCTTTTAATCCATATAAACCGTATGCCAATGCCGACAAACAATATTTTCGCCTCAATATCAACATAACGGTCGTAACCGTTTATTGCATCAATGGATACCCCAAATTGCCAACTATGATATTGCCAATACTCACGGGCGTAAACATAGACGCCGACCCGCCCAACGTGTATGCCTGTTTGGACGGTGTGTTTGTCCTTACTCATTGTGTGCCTCCTTTCTTGCTAATTCATAACCCTTTTTATCCATTACCATAACTTTAGGATATTCAACAATACAACCTTTTGTATATACGAGATTATAGATACCCAATTGCCCCTTAACCGGAAATTCAATAACCCGGCGGGGGTTGCGCATCAACCACCCGTACCCCTTTGTTATTTTCGCCCTCTTTTCCTTTGGAATCCGGGTGTTTTCCCAATCCTCCGGCGTAAACTCTTTTATCGGCTTTACGTCGTACAACTCAACCAATCCCAAAGTAACGCCGCTTTCCATTCCCGGATAAACCGGGGACGCTGCGGAACATATCAGCACGTCGCCACGGTATGACGTGTTTTTGCTCCTAACTTCAATTGTCTTTTTCCCGTAAACAATACCGTTTTCGTCCTTGTACGCCTCCGTTACCAAATCATTTGCGTATGGCTGTTTTACGGTCAACGCACGCCAACGGTCGTGCCTTTCCGGGTTGTAATCCTTATTGCTGTACTGCATATTTACTTTTTATTTTCGGGTTCCTCGGTTTCGTCGTCGGGTTCCGGGTAATGGATAAATCCAATTTGCCGGACGTTTTGGATTGGCTCGTAAATGATAACGACAACATCGCCGTCCGTCCTTACTCCGACCAATCGGCAATCGGCGGGAACCTCAACCCGTATTTCACTTTTCATTATTAAACAAATCCCAATTAACAGGGACACAATACCCCGGCAATTCTCCCCGGTCAATCCCCAACGGATTAACAATACTATCTTTCCAATAGATACGGGGTTGTTCCGGGCGTCCCTCCCAATGTTCCGTAATCGTGTCGTAAATCAATCGTATTTCCCGTTTCGGATATTTGCCGCCGCTCTGCAACCCGATTTTATACAGGTCAACGAATGGATACGACAATTTGATTATCCCAATTGCCCGGTCGTACATTCCCGGCGGGATTGGCTCCACGCTTGCAAAGGTGCGGAACCCGTGGTGTTTTGCCCGTGCCAACACATTAACCCGCATCATATTTGGGTCGGCGTTCGGCTCCAATTCGTCGCAACCTGTCAACGTTGCGCCCAAAGCGATACGGGACACGTCCCAACCCTCGGACGCCTCGGCAAAATCAATGAAGCGGTTCAACCCCTCGGCGCATTTGCTCAATATCTTAACCGGGACGCCGTGGCGTTGGCATACGCCGACCGCTTGACGGGTCAACCGTTCCGTTTCCGGCAACAACGGGTCGGTCGTGAACGAAAAGAATAACCCCGTTTTCTGCAATTCCTCCTTATGCGCCAACAATTCGTTTTTGAAAATATCCAAAGCGTATGGATATTCCCGCAACGTCTTTTTCAACTCCGGGCGACTGCCTCCCAATACCTTTGCGCCACGACCTTTGCGCAAATAACAGTAAGTACAACCGTTGGAACAACCGACAAAGAAATTGGCGGCGTTCTCGGCGTATTCCCCGGCTTTACCTTTTGGGCTGTAAATAACCCGTCCGTTTATCGCTCCCATATCGTCAACGGCTTAAAATGGTAAATCGTCGTTTCCGTCGGGGGCGGGTGCATCCGGCACGGGCGGCGGCGGTACTTGCGCCCCGGCTCCGGTCGCTTTCGGGGTCAACATTTCCATATCGGTTGCGACTATCTCGGTAACATACCGTTTGACGCCTTGCGCATCGTCATAACTCCGGGTTCTCAATTCGCCCTCAATATACAGTTTGTCGCCCTTTTTGACGTACTGATTGGCGACCTTTGCCAACCCGTTTTGCAATACGACGTTATGCCATTCGGTACGCTCCGGGATTTGCCGCCCGTCCTTTGTGGTATAACCTCGTTTCGTGGTTGCCAACGAAAAGGTCGCCACGCAACCCCCGTTGTCGAACTCCCTAAAATCCGGGGCTTTCCCGGTATGTCCCATCAAAATAACCTTGTTTACACTCATACAAAAAACGCTTTAATTATCCAAACAATGATACTATACAACGCCCACATATAAGACGCAACCGTTAACGTCACGAACGTGTATAACGCAATTTTATATCCGGTTTTTGATTTTATTTTCATGTCACTTGAATTTTACGCAATCCAACAAATATTGTTTCTTATTGTCCGACCATCCGGCGGCATGGTTTATCGCTTTTCGGTCGTCGTCGTGTACGAACTCACAAACCCAACCGCCGACGCTTGATTTTTGAACTAATCGAACCAATTTACCAACAATGAAAGAACGCAATTTGTAATAACCTGAATTTTCGCCAACAAACAAAACCCGTCTTTCTGCATTTATTTCGGGCGGATTTTCGATTTGCGGGCGTTTCTCCCTTTCCGGGTATGTTTGTACCCGTCTGAAATCATTTTTGATTGAACGGCGGGAAATTGCCCCGTAATCGGGTGTTCTTTTTTTCGTCCTCATATTTTCAAACTTCTGTATTCGTTTTTAAGCAATTCAATAATCCGGACGTTGCCCGGATATATTCGCATTTTCTCACGGTCGCCATTCTCCCAACATGAATGATGTTCAAAACATAGTATATTTATATTTCTTGCATCATGCGCCATTTCGGGAAACGCTCCACGGGTCAATATATGCGAACAATAAACGGCGGAATAATTCCGTAACGGCTTTAAACATTCCTCGCATCTGTGCGGCTTATGCTCCCAAACCCACCGGAAAAACCGTTGGTTGGCAACGGGAATGTCGCCACGTCCTAAAACGCAATTCCCGAACAATTCCCGTTGGATTTCGACACGCAACCGAATATCCATTGTAAACCGCTTGTAATCCAATAGGGGGCAAAACCCCCTATCGGTTACAAATTGGTATTCTTCCCGGTCTGTTAGCAATATCGGCTCCATTGCTTACATATCCGCCGTTTCGTCCTCCGGGTCGTCCTCGTTAGCCGGGTCGCCGACCTCCGGGAACAATCCTTCCTCCTTTTCCGGCTCTGCGACCAAACCCGATGCGGGTTCGCCGTCAGCCCCGAACAATTCCAATTGCGCCTTTTTGCCTTTGAACAAAAATGCGTAAACCTCGTTTTCAATGTCCGCAACGATTGCTTCCAATTCCTCCTCAAAACCGAACGTTTCGGTATTGAATTTCAGACGGGGCGAATTTATCGCCGTCTTTTGGTCGTTGGATACCGTGAACAATCCCGTAAGGACGACCCCAACGTTATCGTCTTGACCGGAATAGGACACGCCCCGAACCTCAATGTTTTTCAACATTTCGTCGGCGAAATTGCGGGCGACCTCCTTTTGGTTCTTGTTCGCCTTAAAATCGTCGGTTCCGATCATTGACAAAAAGGACGTGATATTGAAAATACGTCCCATGATTGGGCGCAATCGGTCGAAACATTCCCGCAAATCGGGGTGTATGTCCTTTGCGCTCTCGACGTGGTATTTGTTCGTATAACTTTCGTTGCCGATTGTTTCGGTAACTTCATAATGAACATCCAACCCGCCGTCTTTTAACGTCTTGACTTTCGACAATGCAAACGACTTTTCCGACGGTATCGGCATTACGTTTGCGGTTTCTTTTTTCTCGCTCATTTTTGATAATTTATTTGTTGCCGGGAACCCGCCCGGCTCGGTTTTACAAATCTTCCTCAACGTATCGTTTTAACTCGGCTTGGAACAATTCCCGTTCCTCGGCTTCCGTTGCAATCAATTCGTCGTACAAATCTTGGTCGAATATCTCGTTAATCGCATCATCCAACAAAGCAATCAATTTTTCCGGCTTAACGGCATCTAATTCGACCTGTCCCAATCCGTCCCAATTTGCCGTCCGGCTGTCTGTTTCCTTTGCCGGGGCGGGCGGCAATCCCCATTCGATAACCTGTTGTTCCATTAGGGCAATACGGCGTATTTCAACCCCATAAACCCCGAATTTCTCCAAATTCTCGCCAATTGACCGGGGTATATCTTCCCCGGACGGGTCGTAATCTCCGAAATACAGGATTATAGGTTGTTTCCCGTTGCTTATGGCGTCCCGCATACGCTCGGACAATTCATATAAGAACGTCAACGACGGATACCCTTTGCAAGCACCAACCGCAATGCCCAATTTGGCGCACGGTTTCGCAAAAACGCCCTCCAATGCTTTCTTTTCAATAAGGATTTCGGGATAATAGGGTTGATTTTCCCAACGGTTTTTCCCATACGAACGCATCCACGCCCGAACCTGTTGTTTTGCTTCGTCCTGTTTGTCCTCCAAATTGGTTGGCTCGGCGTGGGTATAACCACACATTGCCCTATCTCGGTCGCTGAACGCCTCAAAATCAACCCGACCGTCCCACCGGGCGACCTCCATTGCGGCGACGACACGTTTGTAATGTTGCAACGTGTTCGTCATGCCGATACTAACCAATTGATAATGCAACGCACGGATTGTCAAAACTCCGGGTTCGTATCGGCTCAAAATCTCAACGGAATTTTCAATTATCCAATCCCGTGTAAATTCGTCTTTCGTTCGCTTTGCCATATTCTAAAAATCTGTTTCGTCCAACAAATCCTTTGTCGTCTTATTCCGGGCGACCGCCGGGCGTTGAGGTTCCGGGATTGGTTCCGGTTCCGGTACGGGTTCCCGCTTGGGGTTCCCGGTTCCGATTGGCTCCGTTACGGGGTTCGGGTCGTAAAACTCAATGCCCCCGTTTCCGGACTTTTCCGGCTCAAATTTCGCTTTGAGTTGTTCCGCCGGGTATTCCTTTTGCTTCAACTCGATAATCCCCAATTCGACCAATTCCGGGACGCATCGGCGTAATGCCTTAACGTCCTGTAATGCGTCGTGCGCCGGGAATGTTTCGCCGGGGAACAACTTTGCAAATAATTCCTCCAATTTGGAGAATTTTCCCGGTTTGCCATTCTGATACAATGCGCCGACAAATTTAATAGTTTCCATCATTATATCAATGCGCTTTCCCTTGTGCAATGCATCCTTGGCTTTGGCGTCGTAATACTCTTTGCCGCAATAACGCAAAATGTTCGCTTTCAACATCAACGTATCGAAATAAATGTTGTGCGCACATACAAGCGGTGCGGCGGCGGCATCCGCCAAAAATTCGTCGATAACCTCGGCAAACGGTACGCCCTCGGCAATTGCCCGTTCGGTCGTTATCCCGTGTATTGCGGTCGTTTCCGGCGGTATCTCGTAATTGTCCGGCTTAATTATAAAACTGCGTTCTTTGTCGCCGAACGCCCACGCCAATTGTACGACGTGCAGGAATTGGTTAAAATCCGCACCCCATTTCAAACCCTTTGCGGGTACTCCTGTTGTTTCGCAATCGAAAAAACAAATGTCTTTTAATTCAAATTTCATACTCTCGTTACTTTTTTGTTCGTTAAAATAATCGTTTTTGCCCGTCGTCGTTGGGCGTTTGCTCAACATATTTTGCCCGTGTAATCCAAACGCACCCGCAACGCAAACACTTTATCCGGCTGTAATGCTTTGGCGTGTATTCGTGGCGAATAATCCGCCAACCCGCCAACGGGTAATTCTTACGCTTTCCGTTACACTTGCAAAACATACCTTACAACGTTCGGGGGTCGTCAATATACGTGTTGTATTCCTCGGCGGCAATTTGTTTGAGTGTTTCGATATGCTCGATTAACTCGGCGTTCGACAATTCCGCCACGGTGCGCAATTCGTGGGAATATTTCCCGGTTTCCTCGTTGACCCGCTCGACGTACATAATTGGGGAAAACTCCCGCAACCTCCGTTCCGTTTGTTCCTCCGTAAGACGTTCGCCCGCCTCCCAAATGGCGTGTCGGAACGTGGGTACAACATAGTTGAAATAATAGCCTTTCAAAGCCTCGGACGAACCGGGCGACGCAACAATGAACCGGGCAATTATCCGGGAACCTTTCCAACCCTTGAAAAATTCGTTTAATTCGCCCATGTACATTGCCAACCCGCCGTTATTATTTATCGTCCCCGTTGCCGTTATTTCTCGCTTTCTCATCGTCGATTAACTTTTGCATTGTGATATTAAACGCTGTCATTCCAACCGCACGGATAAACGCCCGTTCGCTCGACGAATACCCGGTTGCGACCTTATCCAAAACTTTTGCGAAAAGAATAACGAAATTTCCCGGTTCCCAATGCCCGGTATTGTGCATACGGTCGATAACGTGCGCCCGCAACCTCGTATTATTCCGGGTCGCATCCTTACGGGCTTTCTCCCGGTCGTTCCAAAGGCTCGTTAATTGGCGTTTCACGTTCTCAAAAAAACAACGGCATTTTCAACACGTCCGCAATTGTCATTTCTTTAACTTCCATATTGTTTTGTTTAAGGGACGCCGGGGAACCGACGCCCCGGTTAATTACTCGGTTTCGCTGTATTCCTCAATAATTAAATCGTCCTGTCCTCGCTTGACTTCCTCTATAAATCCCTGATACCCTTCTTTCTGGGCTAATTCGATAAGGGATTGCAGACGTTTTGCGCCCAAACTTTCGCCCCTCGCAATGCGGAATACCTTAACGGTCGGATTGCTTGCGATAATCAATTTTGCGGCAACCTCCATTATCTGACTATCCGACACTTTCCCGGCGACGAACGGCACGCCGTTTAATTCCAACCCGTCGTCCGTGAACGTCAACCCGGCAATCGGCAATTCCGATTTCGCAATAAGGGTTTCCCGCTCTTTGAGCAAATCCGACAACTTTTTTTCGTGGGTTTGGGCGACCTTTTCGGCGGCGTCCTTTTGCTTTTTCTTCGTCAGATAGTCCACAACCAACGCATTGATTTTGTTGTGTTCCTCGGCTTGTTTGAGGCGTTCGGCTGTATCCAAATTCTCCGGGTTGTTTTCCTCGTACTTTGCCAACCATGCGGCGGCGTTGTTCTTACGGGTTTCGTAATCGGCTTTATCCGTTTGGATTTGCGCCAATGTTTCGTCGTATTTGTCGGCGGCGGCTTTTGCATCGGCTTTGCTCTTTTTCTTTGCCGCTTCCAATGCCTTTTTTGCCTCGGCAACAATCCGGTCGTATTCGGCTTGGGCTTCCGCCTCATACTTTATTGCGGCGTCAATCTCTGTATTCTTGGTTTCCTCGGCGGCTTTGATACGACCGGGGATTGCCTCCAATTGTTCCGTCCGGGTTTGCAATGCGGTACGCACGGTTTTCGCTTTCTCAATCAACCGGGCGTTCTCGTTTTGTTCCTCCATTAAATCGGCAATGTCGATTTTCTCGGCATACGTTTTGACGTCGCCCGGTTTCAACTGCTTTTCGGCGGCGGCGCAAATGGTCGTGTACGTCTTGACCTCGGCGTTGGCGTCCTTTCTTTTCTCCTTAACGGTCATAACCTCGGCGTCAATCTCGGCAATACGTTTTTGCACATTCTCCGGCAACAATGCCCGGACGTATTGCACTTGCTTTCGGCGACCCTCGGCGGTTTCAGACCACCGGGAAAACTCCACGGCGTCAAAATCCGTATATCCGAAAACCTTTTGCAACATACTTACGTTATCCGACCGCATCCCGGTTGTTTTCTGTTTGATTGATAACGTACCACGGGGATTGGCTTTGGTAAACCGCAATTCAACGGCGTATTCCTCGCCGTCGTCGCCGACAACCATTTTGGCAAACCCTTTGTCCTCGCCATTACGCAACACGGCGTCCCGGTTCCCGGTCAACAACGCCCCGATTGCCTTTAATAGCGTGGATTTTCCCAACTCATTGTCCCCGGTAATGAAATATACATTACCCTCAAAATCTGCGTTGAACTCCTTAATTACTTGGAAATTCGACAATTCTAACTTTTTGATAATCATTTTTTCGCTCTTTTATGCCGGGGTTTCCCCCGGCGGTTACTACTTATTTGTTTGTTAATCTCATTCTTTGGTGTATCATGCTTTGCACCTTGTTAAGCGCATCCCGGTTGGCGTCAACCTCCGACCGGGTGCAATCGGCAATAAAGTTTTCCAAACGCTTATACAGGTCGTCCAACTCTTTTGCCGTCATTGCATGGCGAACGGCTCCCAATTCGTCCTTACCCATTTTTGCAAACTCGTTTAAGGGTTTCCAAATCGCACCGTTTGGGGTCGTCGGCGTTCTTTGTCGCATCAATTAACGGCATATCATTTGTTTTTGCCGTCCAACTTTTACCCGTAACGGGCGACGTGTAAGTTACTTTGTAATGTCCGTACCCGGCAAATTCAAACCGGAAATCGCTGATTGTTGTTTTCGCTCTCATTGCTTTTATTTTTTAGCGTTACCGGGAAAACGCCCGGTCGTTGTTATTTCATGCCACAAAATTACGGTAAATATTTTAATTACCAAAATTTTTTTTTATTTTCGTGTTAGGGTAAAAAAATAATCCCGATACGTCGCAAAGCGTACCGGGATAAAATCAAAATAATTTCATTTGCGTATCTGTTAAGACGGCAATAACGCCGTCAACTTTTTGTTCCCATGCCGTCCGGGTTGCAATCTTTTCCGGCGTTGGGTTCCATTCGCACCTCCGTTGGTTGTGGCGCATCTGTTTAACCATGTACGCCAATTCTTCCAACGTTATTTTTGCCGGATTTTCGATTTGCGGGCTTTTGTTTTCGTCTGCCATACTTTTACCCATTCAAACAAAATAATCGAAATACGGGGCTAAAACAAACGGTCGTGCATCGGGGCGGGCAAATTCTCCAAAACCCAACGGGGGTTGTTGTGCAAAATGTACCGTCCAAAGTGCATTATCATAAGGGCGTCGGCGTTCCACAACGTCGCCTTAACATCGGGGTAATAATCGGCGGCGGCTCGTTGGTATCGCTTTTTGCGCTCCGGCTTTTCCTCTCCCTTAACCCGCAATTTCAATTCATTTTGCCATTTTTGGGGGTGTACCAAAACAAACGGTACGTCGCACATGGCAATTATCGTTTTCAGTTTCTCAAACTCGGATAACAGTTTTTGAACCCGGAACGCCTTACCGGGGTTGTCGTTCACGTCGTCCGGGCGCAATTGAACCTTTTCGACGAATACCAACGGGCGGCAAATATTTTTCATATAATTAAACCATTGCCGCAACTCCATAAGGTCGCCCGGCATTTTTATTACCTCGGTTTTATGGTTCGGACGCCAAACGGCAATCCCCCCGGTTTTTCCGGGGTCAATCCCAATAATACAATCAATCGTTATTTTGTTCATTTCCAAAAATCTAAATAGTTATCAATCTGTAATTCGTCGGCAATCATTCGGTCAAACGTCCGGGCAATCTCTTTGTCCCTCGCTATCTCATACGCCGTAAAATCCAACTCCGGGGCGTCGGTTCCCTTACGTTGGACGTGGTACGCCTCGTACTTGTTGACGAACCCACGGGCGACACGTTGCATATATCGGGCAAATGCTTGTTTGCGGTCGTCTTCGGTTCCGGCAACCTCATTGGCAAAACCCAACTTTCGCAACCAATCATAAATTAACATTCCGTCAGTAATCCCCAACACAAACCGCCCGGTATATTTGTATTGCAAAAATACCTCCCTACATCGGGCGACGGCTTGATTGTGGTAATACCGTTTTTCCTCCGGTGTCAATTCCTTTTTCGGCTCCGGCAATGCCTTATACGCTTTATGTATAACCCCGTTTTGTTTCCGGCGGTATGCGTTCAATATCTTTGCGAAATAATCGGCGTTAAACTGTTGGTAATGCTTTTTGTCCGGGTTGCCTTGACTGTCTTTCGGCAAATAGTCGTCCAATTCCCCGGTTGTCGCCAACTCAAATGCCAACTTAATATCCGCCAATGTCATTTGCGAATAGTATTTTTTGAGTATATCCAACAACCGGGTACAAATGTACGCCCAATCTTCCGGATTGGTCGGGATTATATACCCGACGTCCATTGCAATAAACCGGAACATTTGCCCGGTTTTCGCAATCAACGTGCCGTCGTCAATATCGGCAATTTGCATTTTCGTTGAGGCGGCGAAAATGTACTTTTCGACCCCGGATAATGATTTGGCAACCTCCGGTAATTGCAACATTTGTCGGCGTATGTCGATTGCTTTTGTACCGGGCGTTGGGTTGTATATCGCCAACGCCACGGATTGCGTATTTACTGTTTCCGGCAAATTTTCCATAATCAATAATCGTTGTTAAGAAATTCCATTGCGCCCGCCACGTTCAACTGTTTTTGCGGGGCTTGGTATTCCGGTTTCAAATGCAATTTCTTTTTCTCAATATCGCCCCGGATAAAATTGCGTACCGTCGCAATCCAACCCGTGCGGGTTCGCTTAACTCCCTGTTTGGTTTCCGACCAATCGGCGACCGTGTGGAAATAATAAATCAAATCGACCTTTTCAAATTCCGGCGTCGCAAACAGTTTTTCAAACTCGGAATAATCATTTACGCCGTCCGCCCCGAACTTAACCAATTTGTAAACATCGGAATTGCGAAATATGGACGTTCTTTTTTTATCATTCTGAACCTCCAATTGTTCGTCCGGGAATAAATCCCCGGCAACCTCGTTGGCGGGTTTATCCTTATCAATACCAAAAGAGTTATCTATATCAGTATTTAATATAGGGTTGGATTTTCCAACCGGGGTGGTTGGATTTTCCAACCGGGGGGGTGGTGGTGTTTCGCAACCGGGGTGGTTGGATTTTCCAACCGGGGGGGTGGGATTTTCCAACCACTCTAAAGCCGCCCAATAATTCGTCGTGTACTCACAATAACGAACCTTATTTTTTTCGTACTCAAATTTGTTAATATACTGTTTTTCAACTAACGATTTGAGTATTTTAATAACGGTCGTTTTATCTAACCCCGTCCACTCAATTAGGTATTTCAACGAACCCTTAAAACGGCTTTCCCCGTCTTGACTAAACCCATGAATTAAAGCGAAAACCAATAATTCGTTCCCTTTTAATTTCAACCGGGTAATCATCGGGGCTAAAATCGTTATAAAATTGCTATCTCTTATTGTCATTTCTCACAAATTTAATGTTTATACCGTCTTTCCTTTCCCCTGCATTACAGGGGAAACGCATACATGAACCGTTGGATTTGTGGAAAAAACAACATTCGCAACCCTGCCAACCCGTCCGTTTTTCGGCTCTAATTTCCACATGATTAACAACAATTACGTCGCCAACCGAAATTTCAATTTTCTTTTCCATTGTCGCCGCCCTCCAATTGTTTAACAGGTTCCCACGCTTTGCGCACTCTTAAAACATTGTCCGGGCTTTCGTTCGGAACCAATGAAACAACAGGGAAACGGGATTTGTCGCCGGGCTTTTGGGTCGTGGCAAATTGTACGTTCAAATCAAATATAATTCCCTTACAAAATCCCCGTTCCGCCAACATACCGTCGAACGTTTCCCGGATTTGCGGGATTGTGGACGCCGTACCCTTTGTTGAAAACTGCCATACCCCGGCAACGCCACGTACCAACGGTACAATGAAATTCAATGTCAACGTAATTTCCCAACCGTCGTGGCCCTCCTGTTTGCTTTTCCGGTTGGGGTAACGCTTGGCAATAGACAACATCAAATTCGGGTATTCCTCCGTTGTCAATGTTTCGTACTTTTTGCCGTCCCAAACTTGAAACGTTTCGCCGTCGCCCGCCGCAATCAATCGTCCGTCGTCGTCCCGGTACTCGTACCGCTCGTTGCATACTTTCGCCGGGTCGTCGTCCGGGAAAACGATTTGAATTGTTTGGGGCTTTTCGCCGTATGCCTGTGTAAATAACCCGGCATACTTTCCCGTTGGTATAAAATAATCAACGCTTTGCGGGTATCCGTTAGCGTTTTTCATTCCGATTTTTATTTGTCCGACACGGGGTAAAATCAAACGGGATTTTTCCGCCTCCGGTCTGATAATCCTACCTTTTATATTTCCATTCATAACCTTTATGTTTTTTGCGTAATCCTTTGCAACATCTAACTATTAGCGAATTATTAAAACCGTCCCTTTCTGCTAAATTTATAGATTGGTATTCTTTAATAACAACGCCATTTTTAAGCATTAAAACCGCTTTTGATAAGTGGTTATTGGCTCCAAATTTACCCGCCATTGGCTTACTTGCGCTTTTAGATTGCCGTTGTTTTGTAATCGGATTATTGTTATTTTCCGAATGTGTAACCCAACGCAGGTTATCCACATGGTTATTAAACGGGTTCCCGTCGATATGGTCGATACATGGTTTATTTAGTGGATTATCAATATACGTTTCGGCAACTAATCTATGAACATATATAGTACATTTTACGCCAAAATTATAAAGACAAACACACAAATAACCCTTACGCAAAAACGGCTTTAATTCTTTCCCCGTTATTTTAGAGAAAACAACGCCGTTTTTGTTTATCAAATAGCAATCAAATCTTTTTATCGTTTTCATATTTCGGGGTCGTCGTTCAACAATCTTTTCTTATTCTCGTTTTTGGGCTTTTTTGGCGCATTTGCGGGCTTTTGTTCCTTTTCCGGTGCAACAGTCCGTTTTGCCGTCTTTCGTCCCGTGTCGGGCTTCTTTTTCGCCTCCTTTGCCGTTTCCCCGGTGCGTTTCACAATCTTTGTTTTCTTAATCTCCGGTTCCGGCGTTTGTTCCGGGGCAACCGCATCCGCTTTGACGGTATCGGCGGCGTCCGTGGTTTCGTCCGGGGTCGCCTCTTTGGGGGCTTTAGTTTTAATCAATTCCGCCAAAGACAACGATATTACATTTTGGGATAAATCCGGGGCGTCGTCCAATACAACCATACCATTAACCGCCGTAAACGTGTTGTCCCGCTTTTCGTCCTCAATGGCGGCAATCTCCAACAGATAGGGGATTTTCCGTATATTGGGGCTTTCGGTTTGCTCTTTCAGATTGTACGACGGTTTTTTGCGCCAATCTTTCGGGCTGAAATTGAAAATACGGGTAACGGGGAATTGCTCAAAATTGACGTTCCACATATCCCGGTACATTCCTAATTGTATTTCGCTTTCCTCGTAAAAACCTTTTCGCCCGCTTTTGAAATCGACAATTGCGTTAATCCGGTCGTTGCTTCCAATCTTTGCCCGCATGGTACACGGGCAATCAATCATTCCGGCGTACTTGTAATACGGGTGTACCAACGCAATTTCAACGGCTAACGGTCGTACATCATAATCCAATACGAATTGCGCAAACGCCAATACGTCCTTTTTCAAATCGTCGGCGTAATAAATAAAGTCATCCGGCAATCGGTAAACCTCAATGTATTCTTTTAGTTTGCCTTTTAGCCCGTCCAAATCATACGCTCGGTTAATCAATAATTCCTCAAATGCGGCGTGCATAAACGTTCCATACGCCGCCCGTTCGCCTTTGTATCGCTCGGCTTCCTCAATGCCTTTGTTCGCAATCCAATTTATAAGGTGCGGGGCTTTGGGTAATGTTTGGGACAATATAGTTGTAACCGACGGGAAAAACTCCGGGTTCCCGGCGTCGTCATATCGGTAATAATATCGGTGTCCCTTGCTGTTTAACTGCCAAACCTTATACGGGGGTTCAATCAATGTTTTTTCGTCGAAAAACATTGCCGTCATTTCCTCAACCGTCATGCCCGGTATTATCTCAAACACTCCGGTTGGTTGTCCCGGTTGAACATCAACGAACGGGGGAATAATTGTTTGTTGTTCCTCGTTAATCTCCGGGAACATATCCGGGGCAACATTGCCGACGGTTCCCGCAACCTCTTTTACCGGGTCGCCCGGTTTATCGCTCTTTGCTCTCATACTTGTACTTTTTATATTCTGAAATTCCACATAATACCATTGCGGCGCACATTGCCGCAAATAACAATTGCCACGGGTTCCAAAATGCGCCAATCAAACAACATAACCCCAATGCGCCAAACGTAACAATTAGGGCTTTCGCTTGAAACAACTCGGAAAACATGGTTTCGGCGGCGGCTTCCAACCATTCGATAAACTTACTTTTCATTGTTTCCGCCCTCCATGCCAAACAGGTAATCCGCCGTACAATCCAACATTTCGCAAAGAATAACGACCCATTCCGGGACAATCCGTTTGGTCGTGCCGTTACATAAATTCGTCATATTTACCTGTTGTGCGCTCTCGCTTGCACCCTCAAAAAGACGGGCGGCAATGTCTTTTTTCAAAACCTTTTTCCCGTTCGCCTCGGAACGGGCGATTGCTTCGTTTACTCTTAATCTCAATGCCATAACTTAAATTTTTTTTGTTAATAACTTGGTTCGTTGCTCTCTTTGTATCCGCAATTGCGGCACGTTTTTTCCTCCCAAATCGGGCTATATTCCGGCGGGGTCAAATATCCGTCGCCTCCGGTACGTCTATACTCGCCGTCTGTAACCTCCATTTCCCCGCCACACTCCGGGCAATCATCGTCGCCAATCAATACACATTCCAACAGGGCGTCCAAATGGACGGAACGAACCGGGGAAATACCAATTGCCCGGATAACGTCCACCATTTCCACAACGGTAACATCCCGTTCGTAACAATCGGCGACCGGGAACCCCCAATTGTCGCTTATGTTCTCGATAATCTGTTTGTTGATTAACTCCGTAACGATTGTTTCGGATACTTGGTTGGCTGTTTTTCCGCTTTCGGTCGCCAACATCTTTAATTGCTCACTTTCTTTTATTTTCATATCATTTCCCGGTATCCCTCCGGGTAGGCTGTTAATCTTTTGCTCTGCAAAGGTAGAAATAATTTTTTTAATTACCCAAAATATAATCTTTGTTTCGTGAAATCATTTTTTGCCGGGTGCGTGGAATATCCGATTTTTAACCTACCTTTGCAATACCGCATTACCAAAAATCGCTCTCGGTTACTGCGTACCGAACCCCCGGCGTATCTGTTACGTCCGGGGGTTCATCTTTTCCAACGCCATTTGCGCCGCACAATAACAAAATCGGTATATATCGCCATAATATCCCGTTTGGTCGGTTATTTCCTCAATAACGCCCGCCGGATATTCCCCAAACGCCACATATTCGTATTGCGTTGGGTCTAACCCCAATGCGAACTCAAACGTAATGTCAATATATTTGTTCACGACCCGGTTAAATGCGTGGTCGATTGGTATAAATACGTTCGTTTTGCCCTCAACGTATTGCACCCGGTCGGGAAATAACAACGTCAGCAAATGCGCATTTCTATAACACCCTTTGACTACCGGGCGAACCATCCGGCGTATCAATTCAATTTCCCGTTCGTCGAATACGTCCGCCGCTTTTACGACCTCAACACGTTTTGCGACGGCGATTGTATCGGTAAAATATTGTCTTTGTCGGTCGGGCAAATTCGACCGCTCAATATTTCCCGTTGTTCCTCTGTCAATCGTATATCCATAACAGGCAAAGCCGGGGTTATTCCCCCGGCTGTAAATATGCGATTGCGTTTAATTCCTTTTGGCGTTCGGTTGCCCAATTAACATTGCGGGCAATCCATTCGTCGGCGGGGTTCTCGGCAATCCATTCTTTCCGATAAGACGGCACAAAGTATGCGGCTTGCTTTTTATACGCCCGTTCGGGATTTGCCAATATTTCCGTCGTGCGGCTCAACCCTTTGCCGTGGTCGCCTTTGCCGATTAAGTCCAACCGCCCAAAATAAAATTCGCCGTTGGCGGTACACGCCACATAATCACGGGCGGACGTTCTTGTTGAAACAACGTTGCCTTTTTCGTCGGTAACGGTGTACTGATACTTTTTGCCTTTCGCTTTCTTGCTCAAAATATACTTTGCCATAATCTTTGTTATTGTGCCGGGGGATGAACCCCCGGCGGGTTATTATCTTAATACTTTCAATTCGCCCCGGCGTTTCTTACGCTCAAATGCGCCCCGGACACACGCCCAATCCTGCGTCATACTTTCCCCGTTGGGAAATATAAGGGTCTGTTTGCCTATATAACTATCGGCGTCGTATCTTTCGCCTTTCGGTTCCAATGCTTGAACAACTACGATATAAACCATATTGCCAATACCTTTGTAAGCAAATGTTTTTCCGATTAACTTGGTTGCAATCTCGGCAATGTCCGTCGCCTGTGTTCTTTTCTTTGTTTCCATATTTGAAATTTATTTGGTTCCGGGAAAACGCCCGGTCGTTTTATTAACATGGCACAAAGATAGGGCATTTTATTTTAACTACCAAAAGAATTTTCTTTTATTTTCGATTTTCGGACAAAAAAACGGTTCTTTTGGCACCCCGCAAAGTTATTTTTGGCGAATTTTCATTTTAAGCCACTTTATTTGCCGGGGTGGGTACTTTATCCATTCAAACAAAATAATCGAAATACGGGGCTAAAAACGGGCAAAAACAAAAACGGGGTTGCAACGCTTGGTTACAATCCCCGTTTCCCGGTATTATGAACAATAAAAGTTACTTTTCTATGGTTACGAACTCAACGCCCAATATCTTTGTTGCCGGGTTCTTGCTTACAACATCAATTTCCCGGTTCTTTATCTTTTTGGTTTTCCAAAGGAACCCAAGAAACCGTTTGTATTGTACCGTTTCGGCAATCAACAGACTATCCCGGTTTATATGCGTCCCGGTAAATTGTCCGTCCGGCGTGGCGCATCCGTGCAACTCAAACCACGGTTCGACAATATCGACGCATCGTAATATGGTCGTAACCGTATCGCCGGGCAAATATACAACACTATCCCGGACGGTTGCCCGCAATTCGTTGATTGTTTCCATTTGGGTTGTTGTAACCCGTTCCAAATCCCGGTTCTTTGTCTGCAACGTCTTTATCAACGCCAAATCGTCCGCCCGGTACTTTTTGTATTCCGCCAATGACAACTCCAAATTCCCGACTTTGATTGCGTTCAAACTGTCTTTCGTTTGGTACGTCTTGACGTCCTGCAATAGTATTTCGGTATTGCTCCGGTATCTGTCCCGTTCCTCGGTCAACCTCTTTATTTTGACGTGCTGCACCCAAAAGGCAGCGGCAACCGCCAAAATGATTGCCGCCAAAATCAAATACTTTTTCATACGGTCGCCGCTTGGATTATAATGTACGTTTTTTCCTGCAACAACGCCCGAATGTCCGCCCAACCACTATTGTTGTTGATATTGTCGTTTATATCGGGGTGAACGTACGTTTTTTCCTGCAACAACGCCCGAATGTCCGCCCGACCACTATTGTTGTTGATATTGTTGTTTACATCGGGGTGAACGGTAATTGTAATTGTTCCGCTTCCGGGTTGTACGCTGTTTTCAATCAAATGTTCTATCGTTTCGGCGCTCAATTGCGCACAATCCGACAAATCAATGTCCGAGGATAACCCGGACAACTTGACCGTATGCAATACGGCGCATCCTTTGAACGCATCCGTTACGGGGACGTTGGAACCAATTTTTAGTATTCCGGTTATTTGCTCCAACCGGGAACAACCGTAAAAGGCATTTGCCAACGTCGCAACGGGCAATTCAACCGTATTAAGGTCGATAAAGATTGTTTTTTCTGCCTTATAAAATGCGCTATGCAATTTGAACCCGTCGAACCCCTCGAACCACGGCGGGCAACAAATATATTCGGCAATCGCATACGCCCACATTGCGGTATAATCGGCGTCGTTGCTTGCTTTGTTGTATTCCTCCGTCGTCAACATCATTTGACCGGGCGTTAATTGAGTGCTAACGGTTCCAATTTGAACGGCAAATTTATTACTTACGGGGTCGTATGTTGCGCCGAACATTTCGTTGTATCCTGCAATTTCCGCTTCGGTAACGCTTGCAATGCTCTTTACTTCGTCGTCATGCTCAAAATAAGACGTTCCCGCCTCCTTTGAAAGATACAATTTATACGAACCGTCGGGGGCAATGCTTTGCCCTGTAATCGTGGTTTCGCTTATCTCCAAATAAGTAAACCCAATCAATGCGTCGCCGTCTTGGATAAATAACCGGGCTTTCGCTTTTTCCTCCGTTACGGCGTCGATATACTGATTTATCGTTGCTTGCTCGGTCGTTACGTCGTAACGGGTTTTTGTCCCGTCTTTCGTCCCTGCCTCGGCTATCGCAACGACTATTGGGGCAACTCCTGTTTCCGGGTCTGCAAACATCTTATCAACCATTGCAGACAATAACGGGGCAATATTTATTGCACCCTCATTACCTTGCTTTAATACATTGTCGGTAATGAATTTTTGCATTTCCTGTTGTGTCATAACTTTATAACTCTTTTTATTGCACTGACGTGCATATTTGCAATTTGTTCCCGTCCCTCGTTGCTCATTATGAAACGGCAATCTTTTTCGGTATCCATGAAAAAGTTTTCCGTAAGGATTGCCGGGCAACTCGTGTGTTTGAGGATATAAAACGCCGCTTCCTTATCCGGGTCGCCGTCGGCATAATCGAAACGCATACGCCAACCGTCCGGGACGAATACCCGTTGCGCTTCCTCGGCAAATACCGTGGCGATTGCATCCGCTTTCGTTTCTCCGGGCGACGTGTAAACCTCCCAACCCGTACCGCCCCCGGCGTTGGCGTGGACGGATACCAAAAACGCCTTTTCGTTGTAATTGCGGTAAATCTCATTTGCTCGGCGGCAACGTTCCACCAATGACACGTCGTTTGTTTCCGGGGTCAATATCTCGTACCCAATCGCCAAATCGTCCAATTTGGCGGCGATACGTCGCACAATGTCACGGTTAAACTCCCATTCAAACAATTGGGAACCGTCCCCCCAAATGGGGGAACGCTTTCCGGCTGTTTCTTTTCCGTGTCCGTTGTCAAGAATTACAATTTTACTCATTTTCGTTTTCTCCTTTCTTTTTCTCCTGTCAAGAATTACAATTTTACTCATTTTCGTTTTCTCCTTTCTTTTTCTCCTG